GCCTGGCCTCGGGCGATAGCGGCGGTATCCGTGCCGGGGCAACTGACGGCGGCGGCGAGCCTGCCGCCTTGGTCGCGCAGCCGCTGGCCAGCAGCATCGGCGCCAGCAGCGCCAGAATCAGCAATCGTTCTTTCTTCCTGGGCATGGGCTCTCGCCTCCTCCTGCGCCGTGGCGCGTCGTTGTTCTTCCTGCCGGGCGCCGCGCTCACCGATCACTTCGGCCAGCCGGTCACCGCTGTCTCGTTGTGCTGTTGCCTGTCCGGCGTTCGCTCGCTCGACCGAGCGGCCGTGCTGGTAGGCCGCCCAGTGGGATGCCAGCAGCACAGCAATAGCGAATATGGCCAAGCCCTTCATGCCAGCGCCCGCCGGATGCCCTCGTCGATCACCTCGGGCTTGTACGGATTGGCGCCGTTCTCGTGAACGATGATGCCGACCACGGCTTCGCGTAGCACCTGCGGCTTGGAGATGTCGATGGAGTCGCGTACGCCCACGCCCAGGCGCTTGGCGATTGCCTGGGCATAGGCCATGGTGTTGTTCTCGCTGGAGGGAGCCCAGCGGCTGATAAGCTCCAGCGGAGTGTCTATGCCAGGACGGCCCATGCCAGGCATACCGTCTTTGCCCCGGTAGTTCAGCAGCAGCTTTCCCAAGGCCCGAATGCCATTCTCCGCCTGGTCGAAGCGGGCGAAGCGTGGCTTGGCGACGCCTACCTCCACGCCAAGCTGTCCCTGCCAAGCGTTCCGTGGGTTGAAATCGATGTTGCCGGGGTTGTTGTTGCGCACACCGCGAGGAGTAGTCATTCAGTGACCTCCTGTACTGGTTGACCTACAGCTTCCTCCACGGACACCGTGACCTGCGCCTTGTAGCGCTTGAGCACCTGGGCAGTGCGGACGATCGCAGCTGGCTGCTCCTCCAGCAGTTTGCGGGCCGCAGCGTCCGCTTCCTGTTCCGTGGCGTATTCGTTCTGGTGGATGGGATCGAAGTTGTTACTGTTGTTGATGACGATGAAAGGCATGGGTTTTCTCCGGGCAAAAAAATACCGCCGGCGGCGGTTGAGTTGGGTGTTGCTGCGAGTCAGGCCGGTGGTGCAGGCCAGTCGATTTCTGTCGGCCAGCCGGCCTGTTCTGGTACTCGGTTGAGCAGTACGCGGAACCGTTGCCAGTCCGTGAGTTTCTTCGCCTCCGCCTCGCTGGCCATCCCCAAGGCCACGGCATCGGCCAATGGCGCTACGGCTTGGTCAGCTTCGCTGCGGAGCTGGGCAACGGTCGTGAGCGCCAGCGCCTCAGCCTGTTGGGTCGGAGTCTGCATCAGGCTCCAGTCGATCTGAGCGAAGCCAAGGGTCGGGAAATGGTCCTCGACCGCCTTACCGGGCAGAGCGACGCGCCCGTCGGGAACATCTACCAAGTCGCGAGGGAAGCGCTCGGCTTCGGTTGACTCAGGACTATTCGGCAGGAAAAGAGTCAGCACCACTTGTCCGCCAACACGCTGGATGGGTCCAGCTACCCATGCCGAGCCGATAGCGTTGGCCGGCAGTGAAGCCCCGTCCACCAAGTTGGCCAAGTCAATCGTCAAACCGTTGATGTTGAGCTGCTCGCCGTTCTTCCATATAGCGAGCTGCTGCGGCGGGTACATTTCCTGGGGTGTGAGTTTGATGATCATGAATAACCTCTATTTCCACCAGCCAGTGCCAATGAACGATACGACGTTTTGTGCACGGGTTACGCTAGAGATGAACGCCGCCCCGCTAGGAGTGGCCCACGCAGTCGGTGATGAATTGTCGTACCCAGTGACTGGCACGTTCGAGACACCTAACCCGACATTAGTACTGGCCTGGAAAGCGAATGGCCAAGTCACGTTCTTCACCACATTGGCGGAATAGCCGGTGAACGTCGCAACACAGATCAGTAGGCCGCTGGCGAACTGGAAGTAGTAGCCATTGGCATTTGAGCCTGACCGCATAAGTGCTCCGGCTGCAGGGTCACCCATGATCGGTGCTGCTGCAGCGATACCTGCCGGAATTGCTCCATTGGCGGGCGCTCCCAAGGCGCTGTAGAGCTCGTTGAAGTTGTTGATAGCCTTCAACCAGGCGCTCCGACGGTCATCCCCGCCGGCGCCGCTGGGAGCGGTGCCGAGATTGATGGTTTGTTTTGCCATAGTGATTCCTTAAAGCGGCTTCATTGGCCTGGAGGCGAACAGCGTTCGCCCGTTGGCTGTGAGCGGATTGATCCCCGATCCGTTGTCGCAATACATCTGCAACACAGATCGGTTTCCAGGCAGAAAACCGCCAAAATTGGCGCGAAAAGGTTGGGTTGTTTGTCCGATGTTGGTTACAGAAAACAATGCATTTGCTAGAACATAGTCTTGGTAACTACCGGTCCAAGGCATTTGATTGCTGGGCGCATACCAAGCCCCACCTGTGAGCGGATCTCCCGCCACAACAAAAGAGTTGGACGCAGGCTGGCCGTTCAGCAGCGCCAGGTTAGCGGTGGTGACAAAGGTCTGGTTGCCTGCGGCGTCCCGGACCGAGGCTCCGTATTGCCCCGGAGCTGCATCCGGCACCATGTAACTCGCGCAGAACCAGTTGATCATCATCGGATAAAGGGCAGCCTCTCCATGCCCGCTTTGGTTGTTCCAGGCTTTCAGCCTGAATCCGGTCCAGTTCCCCGGGCTACCTTTCACCGAAAAGTTACCGACCATCATGTAGTCATCGGCATTCAGAAAGACCATGGGTCTTTCATACGTGGTGATCGGCGCAGCAAAGTTCACATCTGCCCATTGAATCTGGTTCCTGCTACCAGGTCCTTGGAAGCCAATGTTGAACCTCCCGTTATAACGAACTGTTAGCACCTGGTTGATTGAGTCGATCTGCGTTCGAATGTTGTTGTTCGAAGCGCGGATGCCATAAGAGCCAGGTGCAGCGAACGGCTCGCCACCCATCGACAGAATCATCACCTGCCAGGTCTGAGTGTAGGGTTGCCGCAGTTGCAGCTGCCCCGTCGAGTACCATGCTTGTGGGCTGCTTGTGTTCTCTCCTCCGTCATACAGTGCGTCCACGACCACGAACGAATGCGCCTGGATCTCGGGAATGGAGATGTACTGGTCGAACGCTCCGTTGCCAGCAACCTGCATCATTTTCAGCGACCGCACCGAGGTGATGGTGGTGTCCAAGGTGATAACCCCGGACGCATCGCGCGTCCGGAGTCCATACAGGTCAGCCATCAGGTAAGCCTCCCCACTGCTGTCCGCTCGATGCCGTTGGCGTCGTAAACGTACAGGCCTCCGTTGTTGAGCAGCGTCGAACCGTTGGCATCCTGCCCCCTCAGCGTGAACGTACCCGCTGCGAAGTTGATCTCCAGTAGCGGTAGGCCCTGGGCGTTCAGCGCAGCAGATCGAATGGTCATACCGGCCACAAGTTGCTGGATGAACGCGGTATTGATCACCGCCTGGTTGATGAAGACCTGTCCGCCTTCGACCACGAACGGAAGGATCGTCTGGCCATTCAGGCTGTCGATGATCGCAAGGCGTTGGGCCATCAGCAGGATCTCGCCCTCCTCCCCATTGCTGCCGATCGCGATGCCCGAGACGACCTTGCGGCCGCCCTGGTTTGTCTCGACCTTCAGCGTGGTTTGAGCCGACACCCTGCCATTGATGTCAGCCATGACCTCGCTGACCTGCTGGACCGACGCATTGGTCTGCCCCATCTGCGCTTGGACCGTTTCGACCTGCCGCCCCATTGCGATGCCGTCCTCGATCCGGGCCGATTGCTCAGTCCAGACACCCACCAGGCCACCCGTGGCGCCAGCCAGGCCCGAGCTGTCACCTTCCATTTCCGGGTTCACCTGGACATACAGCCCATCCAGGCGACTGGCCTGCGCGGTTATGGCCGTGCCCTGCTGCTTCACAACCGTGTCCATCTGGCTGATCGCAGTGGCTTGACCGGTGACCGTTCGAGCACTGGGCCCAGCAACAAACGGCGACGGGGTATTGCTCTCTCCGACCCGCTTTTCGACCATGATCGAGTCCATCACCATCGAGGCGCTTGGCGCTCCATGCCGGTTCGGGTAGATCAGTAGACCGACCTTGCCGCTTTCCGTAATGGTGATTGGAAACGTGATGCGCGTTCGCTCAGTGGTATATGGCTGGGTCACCGAACGAGAGGTCACTCCGTTGTACAGGTTGACCATCATGGAGCCGGCCGCGCCGCCTTTCACATACATCGACACCAGGTAAACACCAGGCTCAACCCGGATGTTGAAGGCCGCCGGATTGTTGGTCGGAGCTAGCACGATGTATGAAAAC